ATCAGTCAGGGCAACTTGCTTCATTGTCCCTGCATCGTTTACAACAACTCTATCAGCGTCTGCTAATGTTGTTGATGTAGCAGATGTGTTACCATCCATAATGTTGAGTTCAGTGGCTGTGGCTGATACTGCTACGTTCTCATTTATCTTTGGTGAAGTTAGTGTTTTGTTTGTAAATGTTTGTGTATCTGCGAGTGTGGCTACAGTAGAATCTATTGCAAAAGTAACAGCATTACCACTACCACTTGTATCAATACCTGTACCACCTGTGAATGTAAGTGTTTCACTATCTAGGTCAATACTTAATGCACCACCACTATCTGCTTGAAAGTCTAAGTCTTCTGCTGTTAGCTGTGTATCTACGTATGCTTTCACAGATTGTTGTGTTGGTACGAGAGTAGCACTATTAGAAGACATGTCATCTTCGTCCACAAACGCTGTAATTGTTATTGAACCATCTGACAAACTACCATATGTAAGTGTTCCTGATACATCAGCATTACCATTCATATCAATGGTTGTAGCTGCAATCTGTACTTCTGTGTCAGCTACAATGTCAAGCTGTCCATCAGTGCTAGAGTTGATGTATATCGCTGTGTCACGAAACTGTAGCTTTTCTGTAGACGCTACAAGTATATCATCAGAGAACTCAAAATAATCTTCGTCTTCCATCCACTTGAGTACACCGTCTGATGTCTCACCGTCAAAGGTTACTGTAATGTCTGTACCTGCTGTGCCATCTCCTAGTGTAAGAGATGTGCCAAGCATTTTAGTTATAGGACCACCTTCGTTAGCAGTGCCATCATGTGTATGTCCACTACTTGCTTGAAAGGCTGCTAATAACTGATTAAACTCATCATTAGTGTGGGCAGCTGTGATAACATCACCGTCAGAGTACGAGGACTGTCTTGTATATGTATTTCCCATTTACCTTCTTGCTCCTACTTGATATTCTAATTGAAAACCTTTTAGTGAGTATGGTGCTGTTTCTCCACCATCATTTACTCTTAATGCTACAGCAAACCCTGATCCCTCTACTGACTGTCGGAACAATGGCTGTGATGCACCACCATATGTACCAACTACAGAAGAGGATGTACCATATGTTGAAGTTCCATATATGGCTGCAATATCTTGTGAGTCTAACTCGTATGCAGCAGGTCTTGCTGAGTCTTTAGATTCATAATCATATCGTAAAAATAAATCTGCATCTATGGATGACTCAGGTTTAAAGTTTACAACCACACGTTGCATGTGCTTTCGTATACCTGCATCACCAAATGTCATGTCAGGACTTCTATACTTTGCTAGTATAGCTGTGCCATCAAATGTGTTACCCTGCTCTTGTCTGTAAACATAACCATTGGCATAGTCCCCATGTAGAACTATAACATCTCCTGCCTTTACAAAGCTGTCTGTAGATGCAGGTTTTATACCTCTTAACTCTGAAAACTCAAATGTCTGTCCTTTTAAAACACAGGCTATGCCTTTTGTAGAATTTTGTCCTGTGCCATCTTTAGTAAAAAATATTCTATACTGTGATCTATCTGGTATCACCACACTTTGAAACTCAGATGCACTTGATAAGTTTTCATCAAATATAGATTGCACATTAGAGCTAATTGTGCCAAGTTCAACGTCACCAATTCTTGCTGTACCTGCAACTGTTCTAAGACCATCAGGTCCTAAAAATATTAAGTCACCTGCAAATTCTTGTATTGTATCACCGTTTATACATCCGATGTCTCTTGTAATAGCAGACACAGCAAAGTCACTAGAACTACTGCCACTGAGTTTAAATATTCTATTTTCACAAAAAACAAATAAGTTATCACGAAAAACTTTTAGCCCTGTTATAGTATCATCTACTTTTATACTTCCTGAACCAGTGCCAGTATTAAAATCATCTTCATCAAATGGTGTACTAAATATTAATGTTTGTGGTGTACTAGACTTACCTGCATAAAACATGTGGTTTTTAAATGCTGTTACAAACTTAGAACCTGATACTGAACTCTCACTTACATCCGTTGCTGACATTGCCGTGTTAAATACAGTAGGAGCATTTGCACCATCTACTACTATTAGTTTGCTATTGCCATCAAAGTTAAATCTTTCAAAGCTATATGTTCCTGCACTTGTTCTACCAGTATCTCTCTCTGTCCAACTAGAACCACCTGCTGTAGCACTAAATATCTTTTCACCTCTGGCTGCAACTACCAGATCACCAAATGTTGCCACCATCAAAACTTTTTCACTAGCAGAGCTTGTTTGTGGCACGACAGCACTTACATACTTACTAAACCCATTTATTCTTCTGTAGCCACCTTCTATATCAGGCTCAAAATTTTGTAATTCTAATGCTTCTCCGGGTTGCATCATAAATGTAGAACGATTTAAAACTAATCCACCTTGGCAGTTAAAAGCTGTAGGTTGTACTTGTGACAGATCGGGCATATTACATTACTCTTGGATTTAAGTCTAATACGTGACTAGGTGTTCTTGGTATGAATGTTGATCTTACATACTCGTATTTGTTTACCAACAAGGACTGCATGTTCTTTATACCTTGCTCAAATCGTGCAAAGTTAAGTTGGTACTGTGCAGTCTCTCCTCTATACTGATACACAAAAGCTGTAGCACCGTCTACTATAACTGCATCAAAACGTGCAGGTATGCTTGTTGTGTCTCCATGTGCTGATAGGTCTGTTGGGAAAGTGTAATAATCAAATTTTATAGAATAAGATTTATTAGGATAAGGGTGTAAAAGATAATTGTTGTCTGGAGATCTAACCACATTTCTAGGGACTCCTCCTTGGTCAAACTGTGCTACTTGCACTCCACTACTGTGAGCAGAAGCTGTTGTGCTGTTTGCTCCTCGTGAAACACCTGTAAAGGTCGTAGATGAAGTGCCTGTGTAAGTAACCTCTTCATTGCCTATATGCAATGTGCCTGTACTATCAAACCCTGATGTACTGGCTACGGTTATTGTAGTTGCTGAGTCTGTTAGTGAGCCATCTAGTGTTGTGGTATTTATTTCATCTTCTTGTGTTACATGACTATTTATGTAGTCGTTGTATTGTAAAATAGTTAACTTACCACCACTTGTTGCTAAATCTTCATCTCTAACTAGTCTAAATGTATTGTAGTCTACATGTTTAGTTGATGTAGGCAAGCTATATCTAACTGACCCTGCTGTTAAAGTTTTTGTTTCAGTTGCGTGATTAAATGGAAAGTTATATTCTTTTTGATTAATATATCTTATAGATTCATTTACAGCATTTTGTGCTTGCACCTGTATACCTCTAGCACTACTAAAGTTAGATGAAGTTAGCTGTACTTCATTTAGTCTTGCTAGTGTATTGTTTGTAAGTGTTAGATATGTTCCAGACATTTTATCCTCTTAGGATTGTTTTGTCATATCTAGTATGATGTTATATGTTTCCGTGTTTGCAGCCCCAACAGTTGTAAACAGTATGTCACCTGTTTTACCTGAACCTGCATTGTTCTGTAATCCACCAAAATGTGAGAAGTCATAATATCCTTCAGTATCTAATAGTTTGTATGCTTCTACGTTTGATGAAGCATCCCAAAGTATTTGTACTTTCATTCCGTCATTTACAAAATATATTCTATCTATTGTTACACCTGTGCATGTTGCTGCTTTTTCACCTGCAGTAAATGTGCTTACATCTACTTTATTAACAGCACTTTCTCCTGTGCCGTCACTTACATTGGTAAACTTCATAACTAATCTGTAAGGTGTATTTAAAATTGTTTGTGATGTGACTGTATCTGCCATTAGTATTCCTTTGTATTAAAATAGAGGGCAAGCTTTCACCTGCCCCCTAGATTATAATTTAGGCGAGTTGATCCCTGTCAACTTCATCAGCTAATTGCTTATGCTCGCCATTGGTGTCAATGATACATGCATATAGTCTTAGCTTACCTTCTGTAACATCAGCAGAACTTGCAATCAATTTTACATCAATAGTGTCAGTAGTTGTGACATGTTGTGTAAATGTTGATGCAGCCCCTGTTGTAACATCGTTAGACTGTCCATTAGAACCTTCTGCTAGGAAACCTGTAGAAGTTACATCACCACCATCAATGATGTCATCACCTGCTG